TGCGCCTGAGAAGCACAAGGTCTTCATTTATGATGACTTTGGTAGTCAAGTTGATGACGAAGCTGCCGGCGAAATCATGTCAATTGTTTCCAATGCCGACTTTCTTCCACCTTTTGGTTCGCTTAGCGATCCTAATGTTGGCATTAAGGGAACATCATTTGCTTCACCGATAGTGGTTCTTTGCTCTAACTTCAAGGAATTCACCCAATGCAAGCAAATTGCTGACAAGACTGCTCTGCAGCGCCGTCTCGGCGTCGTCATTCATTGGAATGAACAACTGGACATTGAACAGCCCCATCGACAAAAATATCGAGTCGATCGTGCGGGCGTTGACGGAAAACTTCATGCGTGCATGAAGGATGATGGCACAAATTTCTACACTCTTCGTGAGTTGCAGAAGTTTTTGGCTGATGACTACGTGGATCACTACGCGAAACAGTCTCAGCTTTCGGAGAAGTTCAACAAGCTCCTCTATCATTCGCACGTCAAGACCACTGAGGGTGGCACCTACTTGGACATTTACAACAGTTGCAAGAAGGTTCGCCGTGAACGACAACCCGTCGCTCGACCATCGGCGGAAGCGTTTCACGACGCTATTCCGGTGCAAGAGCAGATGGGTACGCTCGGAACGGCTTTTGGCTTCTTCGGCATTCTCACCATGACTTATGCGTTGTCAGACTATATCGACGACAAATATCGCATGGTTGGAGATGCATTTCTCATCGCTGCTGGCGCCTTTGCCGCTGCCATGGCCACTTGCTACTTTTTCTTTGGCAGGCCCACTACACAGCCGCAATCCGGCGAAAATGGTGTTGCAAAGGCCCCTACGCGCGTACCATTTGTGCGAGCGGCCATGCAAAGCTCTGGAGTGATTGAGGAGTCTGGCTTTCAAGATGACGCGAACATTTCGCGAATGATGCAGAACTCTGTTGTCATAGTCAATGAGAAAGGATTGTTTACGAATGGTCTGTTTCTCAAGGGAAGGATATTGCTGATCAATAAGCATTTCCTCGACTTGAGTGACACTTATACTGTGCACACACATCGAGCTGTTGACACTGCGGTTTTTGAGTTTGAATTGAAGGATACGGTTTCTGTCATGATGCCGAACACGGACTTGGCTCTCATTCTCTGTCCTATGCAAGTATCACCATTCCCTGACGTTTTGAGGAAGGTGATAAATGAACCGTTGACTAAGAGAGAGACTATCGGATTTGTCTCACGTCGCCAGCGCGATATGTCACTCATTATGCATGAGACTAAGATCAAAGCCATGCGTATTGAAGTTGAGGCCATTTCTCATAATGGCTCCAAGAGCATTCGACACTCTGATATTACTTATTCTCTTCGCCACCAACGCGGAGATTGTGGTAATCTCATTTTTGCTGAGTCGGGAGGTTCGTCATGCATTGTGGGCCTTCACGCCTACGGTGATTTGTCTAACCCTGACATGTCTTATGGAGTTGCTCTTAATCGAGGTGAGCTCGAGGAAGGAATTGCTAAGCTCTGTCCAAAGGAGCTACAGCGAGCCACTTATGCGCGCGACACTGAATTCGTTCATGAAGGTCCTGTGCAGTTTGAGGATGGTGTTGGTTTGTGTAACAAGAACATGTTTGTTACAATGTGCACAAAGCCGATTCATGCGCCGGGTAATACTACTCTCATCCCGTCGTTGATTCACGACCAAGTGCAACCACATGTCACCTCACCTGCCGTGCTTCGTATATCGAAGAAGCACGACCCGCTCATGAAGGACTTGACTAAGTACAGCGTTTCCACCAAGCAGTACAATGAGGATCATGTTCAGTTGGCTGTTCACTCTATAGCTACTGAGCTGATTTCATACATTGAGTCCAATGAGCCTTTGCGACGACCATTGTCGCTACACGAGGCCCTGAATGGAATTCCCGGAATTGTAGAATCCGTTGATCTTTCTACTTCATCTGGTTACCCCTTTTCACTCGATCCGAAATTGAGGGGACCAAAGCGGAACGTCATTCTTGGCGAACCTGGCAACTTGACTCTCGGACCTGAAGCTCACGCCGAATATCAGCGTTGGAATAAGCTCCTTGATGAGGATATAGTGCCAAACGACCCCTTCATCGTCACACTGAAGGACGAGCGTCGCTCAAACCAGAAGGTTCAGGACGGTCTCACGCGCGTGTTTTGCGCAGGAGGACTTGTCTCTTTTCTCATAAATAAGATGTACTTTGGAGGGTTTTGTGCCTTCTTTAAGCGCACCAGAGGAAAGACTTTCTCGACGCTCGGTATGGACCGATCATCTACGGAATGGAACGACATGATTCGTCGCGAGCTTGAAGTCGGACCGTACTGCCTTGATGGAGATCATAAAGGCTGGGACGGACGAGCGAAGAGCGCGGCTTTCATGGCTTTGGCACGTGTTTTTGACTATTTCTATGACACGTGGCTGGAACACCCGGACTCGAAAAGACGCTACATCTTGATGTTGCACTCTGTCTTTTGCTATTTGCGCATCACTTGGAATCATCCGCTCGATTTCTCTGAGACTTACACCATTCTCATTGAGACAATAGGAGCGATGCCTTCAGGTTGGTTTTTGACTTTTGTTTTGAACTCACTTTTGAATGCATTGATGATGCGCGTAGCCTGGCTTGGAATTGTAGCAGCTCCTTTCAACGATCTCTACTACTTTCGCAAATATACCCGCGATAAGTATGCAGGAGACGATAGTCGAGTTGCAGTAGCACAGGCATTCATCGAGACTTTCAATAATGTTAATCTCGCTGAGTTCTTTGCTCGCTATGACCAGATTTATACACCAGCCACCAAAGGCGGCGAACTTGTGTCACACAAGCGCGTCCAAGATGCCTCATTTCTGAAACAGACGACTGGCGTATTGTATGACCGATACGTACCTCTGTTTGAACTGCAGGCTTGTCTTGAAACAACCAACTGGATTCGCAAATGTG